AAACGACAACTCACAAAACGGATGCTGAAAAGAAGAAAATCAAGCAGGCAAATAAGGCGGCGGCTAACCCAGCTAAAGCTGAAGGAAAGAAAGAGAAGAATTTGGAGCGCCAGTATAGTAGAGGGCAATTGAAGCGGCCCACGGAGCTCAGTGTAGTAGAAAATGTAGATGAAGAGGATGAATGTTTTAAAGAATCTAAAATAGTGAAAACCGACGCCGTGTTGAGTGCTGAAAGATCTCGTATCATGGCGTTGAAACGAGCGTCTTTTAGGAAGAATGATATTATAGATTACGACCAATGAAAGTATATGAAACTTTTCGTGAAGAAGCTCTGTGGTCACGCTACCACCCCATCTCGTGGCTCTCCTCTCGCAGCTGGATATGATCTCAGTAGTTCGGAGGATGTCAGTATTCCTAGGGGTACTCGTGGACTTGTTGGTACTGGTATCGCTTTCACAGTTCCTGAGGGTACCTACGGACGCATCGCGCCTCGTTCGGGTCTGGCTGTGAAGAAGGGTATCCAGGTTGGTGCAGGTGTGATCGATCGTGACTACACGGGTGAGGTGAAGGTTGTCCTATTTAATCACGGGGATGAAACCTTCGAGATTAAAAAGGGGGATAGAATTGCCCAACTCATCGTAGAGAGGTGCGAAACACCTGAGATACAATTGGTGACTGACCTCGAAGACACACAGAGGTCGAGTGGAGGATTCGGGTCCACGGGTGTTTAGTCGACACACATGGTGTACAAAAGCCGAGATTGGAAGTATGACATGAGAAGGACACCTGTGATATAGACAGCCTTCATGTCGAGCTTGCCTATGTATGCCATGCTGATGATGCTAGTGATCAACAAGAACAATGCTAACATAGACATGTATTTGAAATAGACGCAATACTTTTTCTTATCTTTGAACGTGTCGAACATTTATAGTTAGTACAGAAAAAATTAATTTGAAAATGCGATCCCCGCCATACCATTCTTTATCCTGAGAATGTTATAGTTGACACCGTAGGCACGCGTGAGGCCGGACGCACCACCAGTGGGGTTCTTGAGGGAAATCTTGGCGTTATCGATGCGCGAGAAGTTGAGGGTACCCGAGGGCTGGGGCTTATTGATGGTGAGGGAGAGAGGCCACGTGTACAAGGGGGCCGAGTCGAGCACCGAAGAGGGGAGGTTGGAAGTGTGCATTTGGGGGACCACGTTGTGATGGAAAGTGCTGGACATCTCCTCGAAGAGGGGGTTTCCGTTGATGTACATGGTGGCGGAGTCGAAGGTGTACTGATCGGACCAAGAAGTTCCGTCGACGTCCGAAGACACGATGTGCACCGCCTTCACCGGGTGGTTAAAGTACGTGAGATCGATGTCGGTGTCCGTGTGGTTCATGGGTTGATACTGGAGCTGTGTGATGAGCAGTTCATGTTCAGACTCGATGAAGTGGTTGCGCTCATCGGTATCCAGGTACACGTAGGTACCGAAGACCTTGGGGGTGGTGGTCGGTGCGAAGGAACCCCCACGGCACTTGACACGGATCTCCACGGCGTGGTACTGAAGCGCCGAGAGGGGGAGCGACTTGGTCCAGTCCTCGCTGAAGAAGAAGGGGATCATGAAATAATCGGCACCCCGACCAGCGGTGCCACTCGCCTTGACGTTGTCACTCAGTTCAGCGGTGGTCACGGTACACGTGGTCTTGGCGGAGTTATCCTTGTACATGATGTTGTGGACACCCTGGATGAACAGGGCGTCGAGCTTGCACACCTCCTGACCCCCGATCATCAAGATGAAATCGGTGGTATCGGTGGTCCCAGCGGAGAACAGACCGTTGTCGTTGGCGAGCACGTTGGAAATGTTCTCAGCCTCGATCCACACGTAGCTGAGGAGGTCACCCTTGGAACGGATGGGGATGGTGACTTCGTTTCCAGAGGCGAAGGTACCGATGTAGTCTATGCGCTCCGGCTTTATGGCAAAGTTCGTATGACGCTTGTAGTTCTGACGGAAGAATGAAACCTGGGGATCACCCGTGATGTAGGCATCCTGGGCACCCTTGGCGACGAGATCAATCAGTGCAGCAGACATTTTATTAGTAAAGGATATTAAAAATTGAGCGCTATGACGAAGCATGGTTCAGTTCCAAGCACTCACCTGGGATTCGTTCGACGATGAGGAACACATCGTGAGGATATTCGGTAAGACGATCGATGGACAGTCTGTGTGTCTCACGACGAGTTTTCAACCGTACTTTTACATCAAGCTTCCTCACGGTATATCCCCGGGAGCTATTCGTGCCTCTCTCGAAAAGATGTGTCCCGGGGATATAGTGGATGTCAAGGTGGATTACTTCAAGGACATCTGGGGGTTTCAAAACGGTAAGAGACATCTCTTCGGCCAGATATTCTGTAAGAACCTGATGGACAGGAGACGTGTGGCATCCAAGATTCGTAGGAACACACTGAAAGATTTATACGTCAAGGTCCCCCTCTACGAGGCGAACGTGGATCCCGTGTTGCGTCTCATGCATCGCACGGGTATTCAATCTACGGGTTGGATAGACACTTCGGGTGCTGATTGTGACCGAGAGTTTCACACACACACGGACATTAATATCAACTGTAAAAATTGGAGAGACCTCAAGCCCCTGGAGACTACCGACATCGCGCCGTTCGTCGTGGCGTCTCTGGACATAGAGTGTAACAGTTCGACGGGTAAATTCCCCGACCCGACCGTCCCCGGTGACGCCTGTTTTCAGATTGCTGTGTCCCTGATGCATTTCGGATCTGACCAGGTGTATGACAAAACCTGCCTGTGCTACAAACAGACTGACGCAAACCTAGACGGGTGTACCATCAAGAGCTTCGACACGGAGCGAGAGATGCTCATGGCGTACACAGACTACCTGAGGGAACACGACGTGGACATCATCACAGGTTGGAATATATTTGGCTTTGATTTAGAATACATCATGAAGCGTGCGGTGATGTTGAGGTGCCCCCCTGAATTCTTCTATCAGAGTAAACTCAAGGAACACGTGTGCAACCTCGTGGAGAAGAAGTTGTCATCGAGTGCCCTGGGGGATAACAAGTTGAAGATGGTGCCCACCCCCGGGCGTTTCTACTTTGATATGTTTCACGAGGTGAAGCGGGAGTACAAGTTGGATTCGTACAAGTTGGACAACGTGTCAAAGCTCTATCTCGGTGATCAAAAGATTGACATGCCACCCAAAGAGATGTTCGCTCGTTTCGTGGAGGGTGATCCCATCAAACTCCGTGAGGTGGCTGAGTACTGTATCAAGGATACCCTCTTGCCTCATAGACTCGTCGATAAACTCTCGACCCTGGTGAACCTTTTGGAGATGGCCAAGGCGACGTGGGTACCCTTGAACTATCTGGTGGAACGTGGACAGCAGATCAAGGTGTTCAGTCAGTTGACCAAAAAAGCACGGGAACTCGGATACCTCGTACCGACCTTTGACTATGGGTACAAGGATCAGACGGGCTATGAGGGCGCCACGGTACTCGAGGCACAGTCAGGTGCCTATTACACACCGATCACCGCCTTGGATTTTGAGGGTCTGTACCCATCCATCATGATGGCCCACAACCTGTGTTATTCTTCACTCGTGCTGGATCCCAAGTATGACAATCTACCCGGTGTGGAGTATGAACGCTTCGGGAAACATGTGTTTGCTCAGGGGGTCCCGGGGGTTCTCCCTAATATTCTCGCCGAGCTCAAACAGTTTCGTAAACAGGCCAAGAAGGATATGGCAGCCTCCACAGGTGCGGTGAAACGGATGTTCAACGGTAAACAGTTGGCCTACAAGATTTCTATGAACTCTGTGTATGGTTTCACGGGTGCTTCGGTGGGCATGCTCCCCTGTGTGGCTATTGCTTCTACGGTGACGTTGAAGGGTCGTAACATGATTGAAGAGACGAAGAATTATGTAGAGGAAAACTTTCCTGGTGCCAAGGTGAGGTATGGGGACTCGGTCACCCCCGACACACCCCTATTGATCAGACACGACGGTGAGATTAAAACGTGTAGGATTGATTCGTTGGTTGACACCTATGAGACCCGTGAGGATGGGAAGGAGGTGGGGGTGATTCACGCGGAGGTCTGGACTGAAAAGGGTTTCACACCCATTCATCAGATTGTCAGACACAAGACGACGAAGGATATTCACAGAGTCTTGACACACACGGGTGTGGTTGATGTCACGGAAGATCACAGTCTCCTTCTCGAGGATGCCACGATGATTAAACCCACGGACGTATCGTTGGGTACATCACTTTTACACGGAAC